TCAGTGGGTGTGGTCGATGCCCAGCTCTGCGGCGGCGGCGCTGAGCTTGCGCAGTGCCGAGGAGTAGAGGCGGCGGACGTGTCGGGGGGAGATGCCGAGGTCCGCGGCTGCCTCGGCTTGGGTGCGGACGGGGCCGTCCTCGCCGGTCACGGCCGCGAGGACGTCGCGTTCGGGCCGGGTGAGGTCGGCGGCCCCGCGCAGGCGGGTGACGTCCTCGCGGACGGTCACGCGGGTGAGCGCCTCGGCGGCGGCCCGGTCCTCGGTGACCTCGTGCAAGGACACCTCGCCCGGTTCCTCGGCGTGCCACGGCACCGGGACCGCGAACATCGCCGCATGGATCTCCCAGAAGTAGCGCAGGGACCAACCGAAGCGGTTCTGTGCGTAGGTCACTGCGGCGAGGACGTCGTATTCGCTGTCGCGGTTCAAGGTCGCGGTGAGCGCTTCGCGCATCTGCCGTTTGCGTCGGCCGGGAATGCTGGGTGAACCGACTCGGTGGGTGTCGACCAGGTCGAGCAGAAAGCGCCGCACGTCGCGCCCCAGATAGGGACCCACTTCCCCGCCGAATCGGGCCGAGATCGCGCCGGACCGGGCGTCGGTGAGCAGCTTGACCGCGCCTTCCTGGTGGAGGTCGTCGCGCCCGTAGGCCGAGTCCGCGGGGAGTCGACCGGCGACCCGGTCCAGGTCTGCGGCCACCCGCACGTAGAGGGGTTCCTCGGCGCTGGGGTCGGCAACCTCGACGTCTTCGACCAGTTCCCGCGTGGTGCGCCGGTCGGCGAACGCCAGCGCGGCGGCGGAGCTGCCCGCCAGCCGGGCCAGGTGACCGGGCAGTGAGGTCGAGCGCAGATGAGGCGGACGACCCTCACCCACTCGGCCGCGCAGAACGTCCGCGAATGCTCCCGCGGACAGGTCGACAGACACGTGGAACCCCCAGGTTTCAGGCCGGGACCCCGAGAAGGGGAACCGGTCGGATGGCGACCCTAAGTGATGCTCAAGCTCGTGCAAATGCCGTTCTGCAGAACGGTCGCTGATCATGAAACGGCAGGTCAGAGACGTTCCGTAGCGGCGACGTGATCGGATTTCACGTCTGACCAGCCCGGTTGTTTACCGATCAACGAACGACGGACCGTGATCATCTGTGCGCTCGGTGACCGTTAGGGGGTCGGCGCGGCCGATGTTGTGACCACTCACACCATCGAACACGTGTTCGATCGCGATTGGTCTAGTCCTAGGGCCGGTTCGGGGTGGCGTCGAGGGTGTCGAGCGCGCCGTTGGCGGAGCGGACGGCGGTCTCGGCGTGCAGGGTGGCTTGGATGATCGCGGCCCGGGTGGTGGCGATGCCGGGGGTGACGCCGAGGTCCTCGCGGGCGAGGGCGATGTCCTCCACGGGGCGGCGGACCCCGCCCACGAGGAGGGGCGGGACACGCGTGGGGGTGGTGTCGGCGAGTTCGTCGACCATCGGGGCCAGCGCGGTCAACCGGTCCACGGCGGCGAGCAGCCGTCCCACGTTGTCGGTGCAGGATGCGGTGCGCATACTCATTCCCAGGGGTTCCTTTCGGAATCGGCTAATGCGATCAGCTCGTAAGAGCGCTGTAGGTAGGCAATGGCGGTATGGAACAGGTCGATGGACTCACGGAATTGCCCCAATCCGGAATTGCATTCGTTGCAGAGCAGCCCACGGACGATGTCTGCGGAGTGGCAGTGGTCGACCATCAGGCCGAGGGGGAGCCGGTCCTCGTGGCGGTTGCAGATCGCGCACCGGTAGCGCTGTTCGGCGCGCATCCGGTCGACCTGGTCGGCGGTGATGCCGTACCGGTGCAGGTAGCGGCGGTCCCGGGTGCGGTCGCGGTTGGCGCGGTGGCGGGCGGTGGAGGCCGCTCGGCAGCAGCTGCTGCACGCGGAGCGCCGACCGTCCCGGCTGTCGGGGCGGTGGTAGTACTCGGCGAGGGGCTTCTCCTCGGCGCACCGGGTGCAGGTCTTCACCTCCACGCTGCCCACCGTTCCCGCTGGCCGGTCCGCGTCTCGGTGTCGAGTTGCGCCAGGCGGGCGGGCAGCCAGCCGCCGAGGGTGCGTTTGCCCTTGGTCAGGTTGCACGTGCGGCAGGCCGGGGCGAGGTTCCACGGCGCGTCGTCGCCCCCGGCAGCCAGCGGCCACACGTGGTCGATGTGGTCGGCGCGGGCTCCGCAGTAGGCGCACCGGTCGCGGTAGAGCCTGCGCAGGAACGGCACGTCGTAGGCGAGCATGTACGCCCCGCGCGCGGCGGCCCGCACGGTGTTGCCCCGGCCGCGCTGCCGATCCCGGGCCGAGGGGAACGCCCGGTGCGCCTGGTCGAACTCGGCGAAGTAGCGCCCGGCCTGTCCGGCCAGCGCGGCGAGGCAGGCGAGCACGTCGGCCACGGTGTCGGTGTCGGTCGTCGGCGCGTCCGGGTCGGGTTGTGGTGTGCACCCCAACTCCAGTTCGGTGACCGCGCGCAGGGCGATGTGGTGCGCCTCGGCCCGCTGGGCCACCGGCCCGGTCGCGTCGTACTCGGCGGCCAGGCGGGCGAGTTCGTCGCGGCGGCGGCCCTTGAACGTCTCGGTGGCGTGGCGGCGGCACAGCCACGTCTTGCGTGGCCACGCCAGCAGGTACGGGCGGGCGCCACCCTCGCCACAGCGCACACAGGTTCTAGTCGGCATGGGCGTGCTCCGATTCCGTGAGGAAGGCGGCCACGGCGAGGACGGCGTCCACCCGGTCGCGCAGGGACGGGCCGGACTCGAACGCGCCCCGGCCGGTGCCGGTGGGGGTGGGTGAGAGGCGGGTGACGGTCTCCTCGGCGACCGCCAACGCATCTTGGCGGGTCATTGGGGCTCCACCGACCCGGCCGCGGATTCCGGCACCGGGCGGCGGTCGGCGGGCTCGGCCGGGAAGCGGTCGCGCAGGTGCGCGCACCAGTCGGCGAGGGCGTCCCAGTCGATGCGGGCGCGCGGCGGCGGCCCGGCCGGGACCCGGGAGCCCGGTGGGGTGAAGTGGCGTACGGCCATGGGAGGGCCTCCTCGGTGGGGTCAGGCGGCGCGGACGGCGGTTGAGGCGACGGTGCGGTGTTCGCCGTCGCGGTAGAGCGAGCCCCAGGACCGGCCCCCGAGGGTCAGTTCGGTGGCGAGCGGGACCCCGAAGAAGTCCGGGACGTGCATGGCGCGGGCGATGGCCCGGCCGATCTCCTCGGCGTCGGTCTCGGGCGCGACGAACACCACCTCGTCGTGCACGGGCAACCGGAGCCAGTCGGTGAGCCCGGCCTCGTCCAGCCGGAGCAGCGCCTCGGCGAGCACGTCGCGCGCGGACGACTGGACCACGTAGTTGGTCGCGGCGTAGAGCCTTCGGCGGTCCAGTGGCAGCCGCCGCCCGGCCGGGGTGATGACCTGGGTGGGTCCCCACTCCGCGCGCCGAATCAGTCGGGAGGAGTAGCGGCGAATCCCGGTGTACACGCGGTCGTACTCGCGGATCGCGTGTACCACTTGGGACAGTGGTGCGCCGGTGGTCCTCGACAGCGTGTCCGGTCCTCCTCCGTAGACCTTCCCGAACCCGATTCCCTTGCACACCTTGCGATGCGTCGCGGTGTAGCCGTCCCCGTAGATCAGTCGGGCGGTAAACCCGTGCAGGTCCTCACCCGCGTGGATCGCCTCCACCATCCGGTGGTCCTGGGCCAGTGCGGCCAGTACGCGCAGCTCCACCGCCTGGTAGTCCACGGCTCCGACCACGTGACCGGGTTCGGCGATGAGCGCTTCACGGATGGTCGAGTCCCCGGAGGGAAGCTGTTGCAGGGGCGGGGCGGAGATGGACATGCGCGCGGTGCGGGCCTTCAACGACGCGATGACCGGGTGGATGCGGTCGGTGCCGTCGCGGTGGGCGAGCATGGACTCCGCGTAGGTGGTGAACCACTTCCCGGCCCGTTTCGCTCGCAACACCGCGTCCGCCAACGGGTTCGGCGTGCGCGCGCCGATGCGTTCCCACTCCCTGTCCAAGTCCGCCAACGGTTTCAGGACTTCCTTGTCCACCTTGTAGGCGCCGCTGTCGGTGGTCTCCGTCAGCCGCTCCCCCATGCCCACGAGCGCGTCCGCCACCTGCGCGGTCGAGTTCACCGACCGGACCCCGTAGCGCGCGGCCACCCCGGACCACCGGTGGGCCTCGGTCCCCAACCGGTCGGCGAGGCGCTCGGTGTAGTCGACGTCAAGGAGGAATCCGCGGGCCTGCATTCGCGCGCACACCAGTGCCACCGCGTGCTCGAACTCGACCAACTGTTCCCAGCCGCCCGCCGCCACCGCAGGGGTGAGGACCTCCTCCAGGCGCGCGGTCAGGATCACGTCCATACCGGCGTAGAGCCGGTACTCCTCGTCCCACAGGTCGACCGTGCGGAAGACCTCGGCCTTGGTGACCCCGAGCCGGGCCGCCATCGCGGCCATGGACCCCTTGATCGTCGCGGCCACCTCGACGTCGATGTGCCGGGCGGTCAGCGCCTCCAGGCCGTGGCCGATGCCGCCCGGGTCGTCGGGGCCGCGAGGGTCGACCAGGTGGGCCAGGATTCGGGTGTCGGTCAGCCGTGGCCACAGCCGATCGAGGGCGATCCCGGGGACGTGGGTGGCGGCCACGGTCGCGTCGAACGTGGCCGAGTGCGCCACCAGCCGGGGAAGGTGCGTCAGCGCGCGGGCGCACGCGTCCAACGCCCCGCGGATTCCGCCCTGGGGATCGACCGGCAGCACCCACGCCTGCGAGCGGGTGCCGAACTGTGCCAGTCGCAGACGCGCGGTTGTGGTGTGCACATCAAGACCGGTGGTCTCGGTGTCGAACGCCACCGGCCCGGCCGCGTGGTCGCGACACCACCCGAGGAACTCGCCGATGTCGGCGCCGGTCTCGACGGTACGGATGTGCACGGGCTCCCCCGCGACGGTGTGGCGCTGGTGGCGCATCGCCTGTCCCCCTTCGGTGTTCGAGTACGCGAAAGGGCCGGACCCCGTGGTGGGGTCCGGCCGGTGACGCGGTGGTGGGCTACTCGCCCGGTCGGGCGCGGCGGATACCGAGCAACGTCTTGCCCTGCTTGGTGCGAGTGGCAGCGACGCGGCGGGATTCCAGGTGCCGCAACAAGGTCCGGTTCCCCCACTTGGCGACCTGCTCGACCTGCTCGGCGTCGCGCCAGTCCTCGAACGCGGCGAACGCGTCCTTGAGCAGGATGGACCCGGACGGGTCGGGAACCAGGACACCCGGGAGGTAGCCGTCCAACAGATCCGACTGTTGCCGGTACTCGGCGACCGCGCTCGACACCGTGTCCGGATCGGCCAGGCCCCCCGTGTACCACTCGGTCGCGCCGCGCACCGCCCACGCGGCGATGCCCGTTGCCTCCTCGGCGAGCTTGCGCGAGAGCAGCGGGTCCCGTTCCCCCGGACCGAACGAACGCCGGAACGGGATCAACCGAGTGCGGCGCCAGAACCCGTCATCCTGGCCACGAACGTCGGGCCGGTGGTTGGTGGCCATGAGGATCAACGCGGACGGGGAGAACGTGACGTGTCCTTTGTAGAGTTCCCGGGCGGTCACCGGGTCCCCGGCGGTCAACTGCTTGAGTAACGCCTCGTTGAGCCGCATACCCTCCGGCAGCTCCGAGAGCATCGCCAACCGCAGACCGCGCAGACCGGCGAGAGCGGGGTTCGCCGCGCCCGGGTCGAAACTACGTTGGTAGGCCACGGCCGACTGCGCGATGTGCCCGGTGATGCCCTCGAACACCTCGGCGATGGTGTTGACGAACACGCTCTTTCCGTTGGCGCCGTGGCCATGCAGCAGCCCGAAAGCGTGCTCCGCGGTTTCGCCCGTGATCCCGTAGCCGATCAGGCGCCGCAGGTAGGCGGGCATGTCCGGGTCGTCGGCGAACACCTCACCGAGGAACCGCTCCCAGCGGGGGGCGGGCGCGTCCGGCAGGTAGTCCAGGTCCACCAACTTGGTCAACCTCTGCTCCCGGTCGTGCGGGGTGAGCGCCCCGGTACGCAGGTCCACCGTGCCGTTGCGGAAGGTCAGCAGGTGTCGGTGCCGGTCGAACTCGCCGATCCGGCGGTGGGTGATGGTGCGCAGGTGATCCAGGGCGGCCCGGATGCCGTTGTCCATGTGCATCCGTGTCGCCGTGCGTTTGGCGGTGGTGTACTCCTGCGCCTGCCGTTGTTCGACCCGTGAGCCTTGCTTGTCGCCGCGCGGCATCGCTTCCAGTTCACGTTCCAGGACGATGGCGACCCGGTGCCCGATCGAGTTCTCCAGGGACCTGGGCATGGCCTCCCACACCTTGCCGGTCCAGCACAGAAAGCCGACTCCCTCAACGAAAGCGGTGTCCGCGCCGACGATCAGCAACGCCATCCGCGCGTTCTCCAGGTCGGTTCCCTGCATCGGCTTCACCGGGCCGCGCGCTCGTGGGCCGCTCGTGCCCTCCTCGGGCTCCCGCGGTTTCCACAGCTGCGCGTTGCCGACCGCCTCGTGCAGCGCCTGCGGGAACCCGGCCGGGTCGACACCGCGCCACACGGTCAAGTCCTTGTGCTCGGCCGGGAACCCGAGCACGCGGGGGGCACGACCGAGGGCGACCAGCTCCGCGCCGAGACCGTCGGTGAACTCGACCCCACCTCGGTCGTTGTCACCAGCGAGGATGATCTCCGCCGAATCCCCGGCCGCCTCGGCGATCTCCCGCGCCGTCCGGGCACTGCGCGCCAGCCCGGCGCCCCGCACGAACATCGCGGTGTACCCGGTCGACGCGGCGGACAGACCATCCCCGGGTCCCTCGGTGACGATCACCGTCTCGAAGCTGCTCGACGTGCGCAGCACCCCAACCGTGGCCCAGCGGGCGCCCGGCGGGTTGCCGAGGTTCACCCACCGTGACGGACACCGGTCGGTGACGTCCCGACCCTGCAACCCCCGCGCTACGCCATCCCGACCAAGGAAGGGGACGACCAGACGGGGGAACGACTTGAAGCCATTCGGGCGGAAGTCGCGCGCGGCGAACTCCAGCTGCCCCGCGTCGAACCCCAGGTGCAGGTCCCGCGCGAGGTCCTCGGTGACGCCGAAGCGTCGGTACGCGTAGTCAGCGGCCAGAGAGCCGGGGAAGCGCGCTGCGGCGGCCTCGACGTACACGGTCAGTGCCGCGATGGCGCCGGGGCCGAGGTCGGCGGCCGGGTCGGGGGCGGTCGCGGTGGGGGTGCCGGTGACCCGGTAGAGCTGGGCCTCGGTGAGCCCGGAGGCGGCCAGTACGGCGGCGGTCTTGCACCCGGCGCGGCAGTGCACCAGGGCCATGCCGTCAGCCTTGAGCGACACCAGGAGGGATGGGCGAGAGTCGGTGTGCGCGGGACAGCGCACGAGCGTGCCCCCGGTGGTCGGTTCGGTCGGGCCGCCGTTGCCGAGAGCGGCCAGCAGTGCATCAATGTGCATGACGCTCCCTTGTGGTCTTGTGGTGTGCACGCCAAGTGCGGTCAGGGGAACAAGGCGGTCATCAGTGCGACGAACGCGTGGGTGGCTTGCTGGGGAACAACTCCGTTGCCCAGCAGGGAAACCAGGTCCGGCCGCGAGAACCCGTCGAGGTCGCAGGCGAAGCCAGCGGGAAGGCCCATGAGCCATTCCATGAACGCGGGCGCGAGGACGTTGGTGTTGCGGGGGCCGGGGATCGTCGGCGGCGGAGCGGGGCGACCGGTCAGGTGTTCCCAGTGCCGCACGGCGGGGGTGAACTCGGCCCACTCGTCGTCTGGTGCTCGAACAGGTATCGTGCGGCGGCGGTCAGGCTCTTGCCGCTCTGCCTGCCGTTGCCCCACCGCCCGCCGCGCACGGCGTGCCCATTCGGCGACGTCCCGGTGTCCGGGGTCGGCAGCAAGGATGAAGACCCGTTCGCGTCGGTGGGGAGCGCCAGCGGCGGACGCTCGAACGCTTTCCCATCCGACACGCAGCCGCATCGCGGCCAGGTCCGCGAGAACGGCGCCGAGTCCGCGGGACCGGTGCCCGGAGACGTTCTCCAGGAACACGACTCCGGGTCGAAGTACGCGAACGGCTTGCGCGATGTGGGGCCACAGGTGACGGTCGTCTGACTCCCCTTTCATCAACCCTGCGGTGGAGAACGGTTGGCAGGGATACCCAGCCGTGAGGATCGAGACCGGCTCGACCGTGTCCCACCGCACGGTGCGGATGTCGCCGAGGTTCGGCAGGCCGGGCCAGTGACGGGCGTGCGCGGCGACGGCAGCCGGGGCGATGTCGGCGAACCAGCGCGGTGACAGGTCGAGCACGGCCGCGACACCGAGATCCAGACCGCCGTACCCGGAGCACAACGACCCCGACGCCACCGGGCCGGTCAGGGAGTCGACCACGTGAGACCTCCAGGGGAACGCGAGAACGCCCCCGGGTTCGACGTCCACAAGGGAGCGTCGCCCGGGGGCGTGGGGTGGTCGGCCGCGTCTAGCGGACGGTGATCTTGGGGCGGTGGTAGTCGACGTCCCGACCGCCCTTGGTGGTGTACTGCACGTGCTCCAGTTCGAGCACCGCGCGGAACGGCGGTTCGCCCTGCTCCAGCACGCGTTCGAGGGTCTCCAGGTCGTTGACCAGCGACCAGGAACCGGTCCGCATCAGGAACACGCCGAGGTCGGGAGCGTCCGCGAGTCGGAACCGCAGGGCGATGTCCGGGCTGGGGCCGGTGCGCGCCTTGCTCTTGTCCTTGCGGGACTGGAGATCGCGCGGGCAGCCGCAGGGCTGGCCGATCGCGTTGTCCTCCGGGTGCCCGGTGATGTGGTACGCCCCATCGCAGACGTGGATGGGGCCACCCTGTCCGAACAGCGCCATGCGGGAGCGGAGATCCTCGGCGCGTTCGATGACGATCTCCACCTGCTTGGTGGTGGTGAGGACCTCGAACGAGTCGGCCTTGTCGGTGTCCCAGGTGGACACCTCACCGCCGAACGTGGCGGCGATGCGGTCGGCTACGTCCTCGTCGTCGGTGGTGACGCGCCACTCGGCGAGTGCCTGCGGGCGGCGGCCGACGAGCATCCCGGACCGGAACCGGCCCACGAGATCATCGGCGAAGGTGTTGCGGGGCTTGGGCTTGGCGTCCGGGTCGGTCTCGAAGACGCGTAGCGCCATGGATCTCCTAGGCTCAGAGGAACCCCAAGGGCCGAGAGGCACTCAGGGGGAAGATCCCCGGTTCGAGCGCACGCGCCAGCCGCGCGGCGGCGGCGTTGACACCGGCGCGGGTGAGCTGTCGTTCGCGTTCGGCCCGCTCGGTCTTGGCGTCGTCGGCGGCCTTGACGAGCGCCTCGCCCAGTTCGCGGGCGGCCTTCTCGTCGAGACCGACCGTGCGGACCTCTCCGCGGGACGCCGAGTCGCGTGTCGGGGCGAGGCGCAGCTCCACCAGCGCAGGACGGCCCGCGTAGGAGGTCCGGCGGCGGGCGGTGAGCGTGCTACCGGGGGTGCTGATCTTCACCGGGAAGGCGTCGAGCAGCTCGACCGAAGCGCCTGCGGGCAGGCCCGTCGGGGGTTCGGTGGTGGTGTAGGTGATCTTGTGCGTGGCCATGTGGCCGTCTCCTCTCTCAGGGGGTGGAACTCAGGCCGGGCGGGAGGCGCGACGTTCGGCGCCGGTGGTCTCGCCCGACCGGTAGAGCGGTGCGCCCAGGACGGTCCCGGACACGTCGCGGACCCAGTCGAACACTTGGCGCAGGATCAGGAAGTAGGCGAAGACGTCGTCATCGACGCGCGCGGGGACCAGCTGCCACGCCTCGGGCCGCAGGTGCAGCACCGCGCCCGCGTCCACCGTCGGCAGCTCGGCGTGCGCGCCGTCCTGGGTGACGATGCGGTCCGCGTGGCTGTAGGCGGACAGCTGGAGAGCGACCTCGGGGTGCACGCCGGACCGGGTCGACTTCGCGTCGAGCATGACCGTCTCGCCCTCGATCCGGACGAGCGCGTCGAATGAACCGGCGTACTTGTGCTGGTCGGACCACACCGATTCCTCGATGAACAGGAACTCGGGCTGATACCGATCAAGGAACTCATTGATGTGCCGGACGTACGGCTCCATCTCGGGGTGCTGGCGCCCGACCCGCTGCCCTCGGGCGAGCTTCTCGAATAGGACGTGCACCTCGGTTCCGGTTTCCGCCGCCGCCCCGGTGGTGCGCCGGTGAGCGGCCTTCATCGTGTCCACCGCCGCCTGTCTCTGCCCGTTGAGCAGCAGCGACACCACCGCGCCGAGGTTGTCGGCCGCCCACTCGGCGGTCTCTTTCGCGGCCCAGAAGGTCAGGAAGTTCTTGGGAACCATGTCGATCACGGACGTGACTCCCGGGACCTTCTCCCGCGTTTCCGGGTCGACATAGAAACGGCTCTCACCGCGTTTGATCGTCTTGAGTGCTGCGCCCATGCATCCCCTGTCGCCGTGCTGATTGGCGTCTCGGGGGGATCAGTGGCAAATCGGCACGAATACCGGACACACATCAAACGTGATGCCCGTCACGGCACAGTTCAGGCATGGAAAAGCCCCTCCGGTTCGGTGACGCGGAGGGGCCAGGCGGGTGCGTGGAGTCAGGAGGTGGTGCAGCGTGCGGCGCGGGTGCACACCACAGAGGACAGTCGGTCAGGCGGTGTCGTCGGTGTCCGAAGTGGACTCGCTGGCGTAGTCCCACCGGACGTCGACCGGCCGCAGACCGCGCGCGTCGGTGGGGACGGGGACCACGCGGCGGTGGATCTCGGCGCCGACGATGAGCGACAGCACGGCCGCGAGGACGTCCTCCGCCGCGCCGAGGTCGAGGCCGGGGACCAGGCGCACCACGAGGGTGAGCACGGCGGAGAGCGCGGAGAGGGTCAGGGCCGGGTACCGGCGGATGTGGTCGAGCACGTGAGCTGCTCCTCCGTGAGGGTCTCGACGGCGGCGGACAAGTCCGCAAGGGTGCCGCCGTTGATCAGGTGGTGGTCGGTGGCGATGAGGTCCGATCCGGTCTCGGACACGTGGGTGTCGGTGCTGGGCAGGCCGGGCCTGCTCACCCGGATGAGGACGAACCCGAGGGAGCGCAGGTGTTCTGCCTCGTTGGGGAACCGGACGTCGGGCACCACGAGTGGGCCGGGGACGGTCTCGGCGTGCCGTGCCCACGCGTCGATCCACGCGTGCGGGTCGATCAGGTCCCGCACGCCGGTCCCCAGGGTTTGCAGCAGGTCCCGGGCACGGGGAAGGTCTTCCTTCACCTGGTCCCAGCCGTGGCGGTCGAGCACGGCACGCAGCCGCTCCCCGGGACGGCCGAGGAGATCCGCGGGGCCGACGATGATCGGGTTGACGGCCTCGGCGAGTGCCTTGACCGGGTCCCCGAACGCGACCCGGGTGTACCCGTGCGCGGCGACCAGCTGCGCGGCGACGGTGTCCTTCCCGGAGCGCTTGCGGCCGACGATGCCCACCGGCCGCATCGCGTGTCCCGCCGCCGGTTCTGCGGGGTTGGTGTGCACACCACAAGGGCGGACGTGGTTGTGGTGTGCACACCAGGAGGCGGTCACAGGTGCATCGCTGCCCATGTGCGCGGCCCCACGATGCCGTCGGCGGTCAGCGCGTGGGCCGCCTGGTAGCGGCGGACCTTCGCCTCTGTGGCCGGTCCGAAGACGCCGTCAACCGGCAGACCCAGCCAGCGTTGCAGGACGCGGACGTGGTCGCCGGTGGCTCCGCGTCGCAGGGTCGGACGCGGCGTGACCGGAGCCGGAGCAGTCCCGCCGCCACCAGCAGCGCCACCGCCCACACCAAGCCCGGCGAGGATTCGGCCCCAGGTCCCCGGTCCCACGATCCCGTCGGCCGTGAGGCCCTGGGATCGCTGGTAGGACAACACCTTCGCGCGGGTCGCGGGTCCGAAGACGCCGTCTGCGGGGAGTCCGAGGTAACGCTGTACCAACCGGACGTCCTCGCCGGTCGACCCCTGTCGGAGGGTGGCCCGCCCGCCGGGGTTTGCGGGGACGGGCTGGGGCTGTGGGGCCGGGTTCGTCCCGCCGAGGTTCCACGGGGTCGTGTCGTCGGCGGCCGGGCCTGCGACCACCGACAGGTGCAGGTGGTGGGTGTGGGCGTTAGCGCCGGTGTAGGCGCTCCACCCGCCCTTGGGGTACCAGATGTGGCCCGACCAGATCACGTACTTGATCCGGGGGTCCGCGTGGCCGGTCAGCGCCCCGGCGAGCCACCCGCAGTCCAGGCCCCCGTCCGGGTCGTGGGTGAAGTCGCGGGCGGTGACCACGGGTACGCCATCGAGGATGACCCACGGGTTGTGGTCACTGTCCCTTGTGGAGTGACTGGTGTCGCCGATGGCGCCGTCCGATGCCCGGTTGCGGCGGGGGGCGAGGGAATCGAGCTGGCCGAGGAGCGCGTCCAGGGATCGCGCGACACGCCATGACAAAAGGGCATCTCCTGTTCGAGGGCATGAGGAAGCCCCCGGGGCCGGTGCCGTCCGGGGGCCGTGGTGTTCAGTGGCAGAACGAGGACTTAGCCGCGTAGGGCGGTCCCGTCGCGGCGTTCGCGGGTCTCGGAGCGCAGCGCCCACGCGGGTGCGGGCAGGGTGGCGAGTCGGCCGCGTAGTTCGGCGACGTCCTCGCGGACCCGCACCAGCGCGGTTTCCACGGTGTCGAGGCGGTCGGCGAGGCGTTCGGTGGCGGCGGCGCTGGCGGTCAGCGCCGATTGCGTCGCGGCGCCCGCGTCGGCCACGGCGTCGGCGGCCTTGCGGCGGGAGCGGCGCGCGGTGAGGTAGGCCGGTCCCGCGGACACGATCACCCCGAGCAGAGTCCACATCTCCGGCGGAAGCCTCACCAACCGTCCCCTACCGGTTCGGTGGGGTAGCCGAACTCCCGGGGCGGCAGCGGCCACAAACCGGGCTGTATCTCGATCTCGGGAGGGTGAGGTGCGGACGCAATCTGCGGCCGGTCGGGGGTCGGAGGAGGAGGCACCTTTGGCGGCAGTTCTATAGTGGCAACTCCTAGCGGTCGCAGGAATACGAGTCGAGATGTCCGAAAACCTCTATGTAACAACTCGTGCGAAGTTTCCGATTCCTATAGGACGATTCGACCGAGTCAGGGGAGAGAGCATTGCTTAGCCGGTTGCTCGTTTCGGCATTCCGCGGATTGACATCGGCCTGGAAAGGCCTGCTGTCCCACCCGGTGGGTCAAGGGGTTGTGGCTCACGAAGCAGGACAGCTTCTCGACGCGGGCGTGGCCTATTTCCGTCACACCGACGAAGCGAAGCGACAGGGGACTCTCCTGCCAGCAGGGCGGGATGGTCACGCCCACATGCAGTCAGCGCTTCTGACCCCCCACCGCGAACATGTCGGAGCCCATCTCAACAATGCGTACACCGCTTACTCGGCACATGCGACGACGGCGGGTACGCTGAATTCATTCTACGCGCACAAATGGTGCGCATTCGTCATGGTTCACGACGGCCAATATGATCGCGCGCTCGACCACTTGCGTTCGGCATATGAGTGTGGCGCGCAATACCTCACCAATAGCCCTCAGTATCAGGAAGGTTCGCTGGAGCATCTTGTCAAGTACGAGGTTGCGGTCTTCCTCGACACTGTCCGTCCGTTTGTCGGCTACTAGAGGTCACACGTCGATACGCGAACCCGCCATGAGGGTGCCCTCGGTGGTCGCGGTGGGGAACACGTTCTGCGGGGCGAGGAACGCGTACTCCGGTTCGCGGATATAGGACTCGTAGACGTTGCGGGACTTGACGGTCCACGCGTCGAGGACGGCGGCCTGGTCCCCGCTGAACCCGTGCGCGGTGAGGTCGTCGCGGAAGGACGCGGCGCGGGTGTACCAGGGGTGGGAGTTGGTGACTTCCCAGCGGAGTTGGATGTTGCCGCGTCGGGTGGTCGAGAGGGTCTCGGTGTCGGCCCACTCGTCCACCGGCATCCCGTGCAACCACGCGATTTCGAGGGTGTGGAAGGTCCACGCGGGGCCGGGTTTGCCGGTGAGGGACCAGGTTTGGGAGGTGCGGACGGTGCCGTTCATGTCCGCGCGCAGCAGCACCCGCGCGGCCGAGTCGCCGAACAGTTGCACGTGGGTCCGCATGACCAGCACGGGATAGCGGGGGTTGACCAGGGCGGCGGAGTAGACATCGCGTTCGCCGTCCCCGGCGTACCCGCCCCGGCCCACTCCCGCGTCGTTGGTCGGGAGCCGGTCTCGGTAGGTCACCGACCGTTCGCCGCGTTCCAGGATGGCGAGCCGGTCGCGGATCTCCCGGAACTCGGCTGCCAGTGACGGGGGCAGGGTGGGGTCACTCATCGGTACCGAAGACCTCTCGTGGCGCGGCGGTCAGGGAAATGGACTCGGCGGAGTTCTCGTCCACCGACACGGCCACGTCGGTGATGCGGAACCGCCCGTCGATGGGCACCAGGCCGTAGCCGCCGATCACGGTGAGCGCGTCGCCGAGGTCGAACTCATCCAGGCCCACGCCACCGGGGTGCAGGTCGATCGTCGGCAGCAGGATCGGGGCACGGCCGAGTCGTACCCGCTGCTCGGCTTTCGCCAGCAGGGTCGGGAACTCCTTGACGTCGCCGTAGGTGTCCACGGCCTCCAGGCGCGGGAAGATCGGCGAGGGCGTCCCCGCGGACGCGGCCACTTGGTCCGCGCCGTCACCCGACCCGATGGCGTAGGCGTGGGTCACCACCGAGGTGCCCCCGACGGTGGCGGTGGGGATGTCGCAGCTGCGGCCCTGCTCCAGGGTGATGTCCCGTTCGCGGCCGGTGGCGGGGTAGTGGGTGCGAAACCACGTCCACAGCTCGCGACCGTCCCATTCGGACGTGAACGAGAAGTCGAAACCGTTGCTGACGGCCGCTAGTTGCTCGACCGCTTCCCCGATCGGCTTGCGCTCGGACTGCTTGTAGGTCCGATCCCTCGGGACGTCGTGGGTCTCGTCGCCGAACCGGATCATGCCCAGGTTCGACCCGGTGCCGTAGTTCGCGGCGTGGCGCAGCAACGACCGGGCGATCTCGGCCTGATCAACCCCGGAGAACCTTGTGGTGGCGTGGTAGTGGCGGCTGCGGTAGTAGGAAAGCCAGCCCTCGCAAGCGAGTTCGAGCGTTCCGGCCGCGTAGTCGGGCCGGGTGTTCCACAGCAGGCCCGACCACACCACCCGGTCGTCACGCTCGACGTAGAGCGCGGTGGCGCCCCCGGCGACCACGGTGTACGGGGTGACGTGGCGCAGGGTGGGCGACAGGTCGATGGTGAACGAGGCGGAGCCGGGGGCGTTCAAGGTGGTGGTGTAGGAGAACTTCTCAGCAGGCAGCTCACCGTGGATGACCCCGGAGAGCACGTCCCGGAAAAGCACGCGATACGTTGCTATTGCGGCCTTCTCGTGTCGTCAGAGCGGGGTCACGCCGGAGGGGAGCGACCGGACGAACTCCACGAGGAACCGGCAGCCGGCGAACTCCGTGATGCCCCACGCGCACGTCGACGCTGTCGTGGGGATCGCGCTCCCGTGCATCCGGACCTCGTCACCGCCCTTGAGCGGGACCTCGTCACTGGCGGTGGTGGTGTAGTCGTTGGAACCGCTCTTGTAGGTGGAGGTCCACAGCAGCTCCACATCGGCCACCCCGGCGCGGATGCGGTTGAGCCCGAACGCGGCACGCCAGCCCAGTTCGCCGGTCGCGTACCCGTGCACTGTGACCTTGTAGAGCCCGTCTCGCGGGAGCACGAGCCCGTTCGCGGTGGTCGTCATGCCGCCCTGTACGCGGGCGCCGGTGGTGCCGATGACCGTCGAGTTGTTGCCCAGGGTCTGAAACGCCCCCGTCCTCCACCGCTTGCCCTTGGGGACGGTGGCGGACAGTTCCTCCCACCCGGAGGAAGCTCCGGCGTAGCGCTTGAGCATCCCGGCGGAGCGGTCGTAGACGACCTGGTCTGTGTAGGGGGCGATGACCTCGCTTGTGGTGCTCACCACGGGAGTGCCGGTGAGCCGGACCCATCCGGCTCCGTTGTAGACCCAGCTTTCGCGGGTGGCGCGGTTGGTCCACACCTGTCCCGGCCGGTTGAACGCCGGTAGCTCGTTGCCGTACAGCGCCGGGCCGGAGATGTACTGCTGCCCTTGGGCGTAGCGGCGGTCCTCGCCGGTCGGGAGGGTTCCCGCGGACGCGGCCGGGATCAGGAACTCACGCAGCAGCAACGCGTTCGCCACGGCCGGGGCCGTGGGTGTTGCGGCGGGGTCGCCCTTGCGGATCTCCAGGAACCACCGGCCGGTGTCGGTCTCGGTGGCCGGGGGCGCCACGTAGGCCACGAGCACGTCGCGGCGCGCGCGGGTGGCGTCGGCCGGGTCGAGGGTCAGCGTGACGGCGGCGACGGACTCCACCAGGTACGTACCGGACTCGGTGGCCGGGGCCGGGACCGACGCGCGGCCGGGGGCGACGGTGACGGTGGAGCCGGACACGGTGACGTCGAAGTCGCCCGTGCCGAAGATGCCGTACGCGCCACCCGCGAGGCGTCCGAGCATCCGGCGCAGGAGCCCGGCCGGGTACTCGGTGTTGTCACAGAAGATCGGCGGACTGTCCATCTGCTGAACCAGCGCCAAGGGGAAACGTCCTCCAGTCGGGAGTCACACCCACGCGGAACGCCATTCGCATGTCAGCTCCGATCCGTCCCCGGCCGCGCCGGGATCGAGCCGGTAACCGGCGAACGCCAACCGGGTCAGACCCGGACCGCATTCCGGCCACGCGTTGTCGCGGCCGTGGACCACAAACCGCGGGGCAACGGAGTTGAGCAGGACCTCGTGGGTGTCGGTGTCGATGTCGAGCCACTCGCCCAGCAGGAGCGTGGTGGCGAAGGTGATCCGCTGCCCGGTGTCGAGGTTGGTCACCTGCGGGTCGGCGACCGGGCCGCGCACGCGCAGCAGGGGCCGCACGGGAAAGGTGCCCCCGTTGGCGACGGTGAACGTCCCGCGCGGCCCGGGGCGGCCGAACAGCAGCGGTGGGCGCAGCGGCGTGTGGATGCCGCCCCCGGGGGCGTCGGGGTCGGGGAGGGGCACCGACAACCGCGACACCGTGGTGTCGGTGATCCGGGGGTCGGCGGCGTAGAGCTGGACCGTCACCCGCGCCAGGTACCGGGAGAACGGCACGTCGACCGGCGCGGCCAGCCCGCGCACCCGGGCGGTGAGCATCCGGGTGCCGCCCCCGGCGACCCCGGGGAACCGGAAGGTCATCGGAGCGTCGGGGGCGGTGAGAGCGAACGCTCGGGTCAGGTCGTCGAGGGCGGCGGAGAACTCCGTGCCCGTCTCGCCGAGGACCTCCACGGTCAGCGTGACCACCCGGGCGGTGAGGGTGTCGGTGCCGGGGGTCTCGCCGTGCCGGGCGCGGGTGGCGCGGTCGGCGGTACGCACCCCCACGCCCCCGATGAGCCCGTCAACGGCGGCCAGGGAGTACGGGGACCCGGGGCCGCCGATGAGCAGGCCCCGGTACTGCATGGTCCAGTCGTCCAGGGGGACGGGTGTGGACACGGTGGCTACCTCCCGCCGGTGCGCAGGGACCAGGCGACGGCCGCGCCGATGGCGTGCGGGTCGGCGTCGGTCGAGACGTTGACAGTGACCGTCGGGGCCGCTCCCGGCGCTCCGTCACCTGGTGGTCCGGGTGGCCGCGTACCGCTGCCCCATCCGGCGGGGTCGGTGGGTGCGCGGTGCGGCAGCTGCTGGTGCGCGTCGGTCTGGTCTGTGGCCAGCGACAGCGACACGTCGGGCACGGCGTAGGCGGCCGACTCGGCGAGCGCGTCGGCGGCGCCCGCGACGGTGCCGGTCATGGCGAGGATGCCGCGCGCGAGGCCGAGACCGATCATGCGACCGGCCCAGATTCCTTGCTTCGCGGGACTTGCGATACCGAAGAAATCGAGCACCGCGTTCCACGCGTTGCGCGCCAGCTCCAACAGTTTGTCCTTGATCCACGATGCGGCGTTACCGAGTCCGCGCACGATCCCGCGCACGATGTCCATACCGACCGAGACCAGGTTCGAGCCGATATCGCCGATCGCCGATACCACGCGACCCGGCAACCCTTTCGCCCAGTCGATCAGTTCGACCAGCTTGCCCACCGCCGCGTCCTTCGCGTTCCGGAAGAACGCCCCGATTTTGCCCGGGAGTTCTCCGAGCCAATCGAACACGGCGATCACCTTGTGCAGGGCGGCCTGAAAGACGGCGACGATCGTGTCCCAATGTTTAATGATCAGACCGGGGAGGGTCCAGTTTAGGAACAGGTTCCAAATGAACTCGGCCGCGTTTTTGACGAACCCCCAGACCGCGTTCCAGGCATCGGCCGTCCACTGTTTCACCGTCTCCCAGTTGGCGACGATGAGCGCGACCAATCCGACAACGGCGGTGATGATCCACCCCACCGGGCCCATCGCGAGAACCCAGGCGGCGGCGACCTTCGCGGCCTGAATCAGCGACTGCGCGCCCATCCAAGTCATCTTGGCCACGAAAAGAACGATCTGCGCCGACTGCGCCAAGAGTGAACCAAGCGCGCTGGCCTTGGTGGTGGTCCAGAGGATGAGCGACTTCACGGCCGTGACCGTGGACTGAACACCCATGCTGACCAGGGCCGGGAGCAACATTGCGACGATGGCGCCCGCGACAAACTCGATCGGCCCGCGATTCGCCGAGATCCATTGCGCGGCCTTCTGAAACGCGGGGATGATCGCGGAGTTCAGCACGTTCCCCACGGCCGTGCACGCTGGTCCGAGAACGGTCGCGGCAACCGATGCCACGCGTTCGACAATGGGGATGACCTTGCCGCCGATAACGTTGATCGCACCGTCCTGCAGCGACCTCCAAAACGAGTCCAGACGCGTTTGCGCGTTGTCCCGGAACGTGGTCGCGGCTTCGTCTGCGGCTCCGGCGACAGTGCCTAGCGCGGACGCGGCGGTGGAGGGATCGAGCGCGTACAGGGCCTGTTGTAGGTCCTCGGCCTGCGTGCCGAACAATGCCACCGCGGTTTGGGACCGCCGAACCGGGTCGGGCATTGCCCGGAGGCGGTCCAGGGTGAGGTCCAGTGCGGCGGCGGCTTCCGGTCCGCCCTTGGCGAACTTCGCGGCCATGTCTGCTGCGGACAGTCCGATCGCGCGGAATCCGTCTGCGGTGACGGCCGATCCGTCTTTCGCGCGGATCGCGAACTCTTTGAGCGCGTCGGCGACCTTGTCCGCGTCGCGCGCACCGGCGGTGAGCCCTTGGGAAAGGAGACCGGTTGCGGTGGTCGCGTCCAATCCGAGGTCCCGGAACTGCGTTCCGTACTCATTCAGGGTGTCGAGGAAATCGCCGGACTTGTCCGCTCCGCGTTGGAATCCTCGGGTGATGACGTCGAACGCCTCGTCAGCGCTGGACACGAGTCCGACGCGCAGCAGCTGCCCCACGGCGCGGGTGACCCCGCCGAGGTCCTGATCCCAAATCTGGGCGGTGGTGGTGGCCTTGGCTGCGATCCGGTCGAGGTCCGCGGGAGCGGCAGAAGCGAGTCCGTCGATGTTCTGGACCACCGCGCGTACGGCCTCAGTGACCTGGTCCAGGCCGGTGCCGTAGCCCTTGGCGTAGAGGCGTCCGGCGGTGTCGCCGAGACGTTCGGCGTCGGGGCCGACGGCGCCGAGCTGGGCGGCGAGCTTGTCGCCGAGTGCCTCACTGTCGAGTGCGGCGGTGACCTGGTCGGCCACGCCCCCGGCGGCGGCACCGAGCGCGGCGAGCTTGCCGACCGCACCGGCCACGTTGGTGCCGATGCCGCCGAGTTCGACCCCGAAGCTCGCTATGCCCTTCTCGCCCTTGGCGAGTTGGTCGGTCAGGCCGGTGACGTCACCGAGGACGGTGACCTTGATGGGCTGGGCTATCGGGGGTCTCTCCTCACGTCATGACCGGAACCCGTTGTGTCCCAAGGGATGTGCCGCGCCGGTGCGCCCGGTTGCGGTCCTTGTGGTCGGCGTTCATCCGCTCGACCAGGGCGTTGAAGTCGCGCAGCTGTAGGGCGGCGGTGTCGGCCCAGGTCAGGCCGGGGAAGTGGCCGCAGAGTCGGGCGCGGGTGACGACGCGGCGGGCACGAAAGGGTCCGGTGCCCCCTGGCCGATCGCGGAGATCCGGACGTGGCCCGCGTCCTCGATCGTGAACCCGGGGTCGTTGCGGCGACCGGCTACGAAAGCGATGGCGCGCAACAGCTTTCCCTTGAGGGCGCCGGGCTTGCCGAGGGTGTCGATCGGGCCGCCGATGATCTCCTCCACCGCCTCGACCTCGGCGATGGTCAGGGAGTTGACGTCGATGGTCAACGCGTCCACAGGGCTCTCCTAGCGGGAATCGAGGTGGCGGCGGATCAGCGCGGTGATGCGCTCGCGGAACACGGCCGCGTAGCGGGGGTGTTCGCGTCCGGCCGCGCGGAAGAGGAAGGGGTTGGGTGGGATGCGTCGGCGGCGCCACCCGAAGTGGATGGCTCCGGCGTAGGGCACCGATCCCCGGCGCCCGGCCCGCACCACGGCGGCCGTGGTCGAGGGGGCCGGGGTCACCGAGCGGGCCAGGCGGCCGGAGCGGCGGGGGGCGTCGGCCTGTGCGGGGGTGGCGACGATGGCGGCGGTGTCGCGGTACACGCCCTTGAGCTCACGGGTCAGTTCCTTGTCGCGCACGGCCCTGATCTCGCGGCGCAGCTCCCGCAGGCCGGTGACCTCGACCCGGACGTGGTCGCCCACCTAGGCGGGCTCGGTGATGGTGACGGTGATCGCGTCGGCGCTACCGGGGTCGAGGACCTTGAACGGCAGCGCAATCGTGGTCACCTCGTCCACAGAGGACTCCGGGGACTCGCCGGTGAACTGGATCGCGGGCGCCGTGATCGTCAGGGCGGAGCGGGTGCCGTCGGTGTCGGCGGTGCGGCCGGTGTAGGTGATGCGCAACGACAGCAGGTTCCCGGCCGTGAACGCCTCGTACAGGGCCAGGGTGGCGCCGGTGAACTCGGCCTCGAACCCGCCCTCGTAGGTGGGGACCTCGGCGCGGACAGGCTTGTCCTTGAGCTGGTTGGCGCGGACGAACCGGCGGTCTGTCTTGAGGCCGAGTTCGGCGGACAGCTCCCACTTGGTGACCGGAAGCGTGGTCCAAGGACCGGCCGCGGATTTGACCTCGACCATGCCCACGGTCCAGTCGTAGGGGAACGACTCCTTCGGGTACTCGGCGACCGCAGGGGTGCCGCCGTGCTCGACGGTGCGGAAGTCGAACGACACCGTTAGGGCGAGCGGGGAGTCCACTTCCTGTGTCAGCTCGAACCCGGTCGCCACGCATCCCTTGTGCCGGAACGCGACCACGCCCCCGTCGGTCTTGGGGCGAACCATCTCGGCGGTGAAGCTGCGGCCGTTGGCGACGCTGGCGGTGTGGAAGTTGTGGACGGTCGACCCGGCATCGGTGCTTGTGGTGTGCACGTCAAACGCAGCGGCGAACAGCTCGCCCATGCCCGCGTCGAGCACGTCGCATTCGAGTTCGCCCTCACCGCCCATGTCCACGATGCGGCGCCGGTCCGCGCGGGCGGTCTGGAGACCGGCCCGGAATCCCACGGATTCGAGGAACTCCCGGGAGGTCTTCCAGGAGTCCGCTTTGCCCTCATAGCCGCGATACTCGGTGGCCGGTGTGCCGTAAGCGGATTCGGCGCCAAGTGCGATGGTGGCGTCAAGCGCCAAGCTGGTGTCTCCCTAGATGAGGGCGTGCGCACGCACGCGCAAGACGAGATCGGCGAGGGCGGCGGTGGCCCCGTCACCGGTTTCGCCGTGGGCAACGGAACTGCGGATCGGCCGCACGTCGATCAGGCCGGGGACGGTGCGCGGGTCGAACTCGGCCACGGCATCGGCTGCGGTGCCCATGAGTGCGTAGACGGCCGCCTCGGCGCGTTGCGGGTCGCCGCTGACGGTGGTAGCGACCAGGCGGAGCGTGACCTCGGCGGTGACCCGGGACGGCTTGCGTCGGCCGGGCGCCAGGGCCACCGGCTCGATATCCGGTTCGACCGTGTCCCCGAACCACACCGCCTGAGCGCGGGCGAGCTTGCCGGGATCGGCGTACGCGACTTGGGTCCCGGTGGTGTCGAACGCGGCCTTGAGGACGTCGAACAGAGCGGTTTTCGTGGTGTGCACGACAAGCACGGCGGGATCTCTCAGCCGAAGGGGGCGCGGGAGCGCCAGCGGTTGAGTACGGCGTTGACCTCGGGCAGGCTCGTCGGCCGCCAGGGGCCGCCCGCCTGCGCCAAGGTGGTCTGTCCGAACTCGGTGGTGACGGCGGTGGCGCGGTCAGGGATGCGGGAGTGCAGGTCCACGCACCACTGCCGGGCGATAGTCCTTACCGCCCAACGGATCGCTACCGGCGGCGGGGCCTGCGTGGTCCACGCGCCACCGGTGTAGTCCTCGACCGCCTCGACCGCGAACGCGCGCGCCTCGGCGAGGGTCTCGTCCGGGAAGAGATCCAGCTCGCCGAGTCCGTCCAGCCTGCGCAGCTCCGCCACGGTGGCGTACTGCTCCACTGTGGAGTCTCCTGTCTCAGGGCATGGCGAACACCCCGGCCCCGCCACCCACACGGGGACGGGGCCGGAAGGGTGCTCGGGACGGCTAGAGGACCTCGGGCAGCTTCAGCAGCGCGGTGCCGGTCGGGTCGACCAGTCCGCCGCCCTCGCGCAGCGCGAACTTGAAACCGATCTCGTCGCTAGTGAACTTCGCGTCGGTGGTCTTCTCGACCCGAAGCGTCCCGGCGCGGCGGACGACGTAACCGGTCAGGTCCGAGAACAGCAGGTCCGACCTGCTGTCCATGGCGACCTCGCGGACCAGCGGGCGACCGGCGAGGGTCAGACTCGACCCCTCGTCCAGCGAGCGCAGCAGGTAGCGGCCCTCACGGTCCTTGAGCTTGCGCAGCTTGCGGACCACCTTGCGGCCGGTCACCCACCGCGCGTTCGCCTCGGCGGAGGAGGGGATCGCCAGCGACAGGTCAATGACCCAGTCGGCGACCACGTCGTCCGGGGGCGCGGTCGCCGCCGACTCGTCCTCGACCAGCGTCGGGTCCACTTGGGACAGCAGGTTCGCCACGTGCACCCGGTTGTACATGTACGCAAGGTTCGGGCCTGCGGTGCGCACGAGGTAGCCGACCAGGTCGACCACGTCGTCATTGACCAGTTCCCAGCTGAGCCAGGAGATGTAGCCCCGCTTCGCGGCGCCGACCTCGACCTTGTCGGTGCTCGGGTAGGACTCGGTGAACGCGCCCGCCTCGGGTACCGGAGCCTCGGGGGCGTCGGCGGGCTTGACCCTCGGGAAGTCGATCGCCTCCGCGCCGGTCGTGGTCAGGGTCTCGGCGCCACCGGAGACGACGAACGAGCGCTCGCCCATGAGGTCGGTCAGTCGCCGGTACAGGGTCCTAGCGGGAGTCGCCTTGCCGGTCTGCTTGTTCGTCGCGTCCACGTTCACACCGAGCGTGGCGCGCAGCTCCAGCGGGCCACGCTCGCCCAGGCCCAGCGCGCGGAGTTCGGCGATCTCGTCCACGGCGGCGTCGGCGCGGTCGGGGGTGGCGCGGTGCTGGTCGAGCAGCGAGAGCAGCAGGTCCCGGGACTCGGTCTCGGCCTGCGCGGCGAGCTGCTCCGCGGAGCGACGCTCCACGAGGATGTCGAGCTTGTCGAGCGCGGCCAGAAGCCGGGCCTCGGCGTCCGGGCGCCCCTCATCGGCGGCGGACTGGAGCTGGTGCTCGACGCGGGCGCGGTCCTCGGCGGGCTCGACCACGGGGGCGGTGACAGTCAGGGCAGGGCCTCTTTCACTGGGCAGGGCGGGGGAGGGGAGAAGGGCCTCGGCACGCTCGCGGGCGCGCAGCGCGACGGTGGTGTCCGGGTAGGCCGGGGTCAGCACGGGGCCAAGCTCGGGGATGGCGCCGAAGCGGGTCACGGTGCGGATCAGGTCCCCGGTGGCCTCGTCGCGGGTCCACGTCTGGTCGGCCTGGTGGTCGGCGACGGTGAACACGAACGACGATCCGGACAGCACGCCGCGCCGGACAAGTTCGGCGACATCGCGGCCGGTGCTGGTGTCCGGGAGATCGACCTCGTACCAGCCACCGCGTTCGTCCTCGCCCACGCGCAGCCCGGCGCCGATGCGGCCGAGGGGCGCGTTGGGGTTGTGGTTGAACGTAGCGATCTGGTCCCCACTAGCCAACGCGTCACGGCCCGCGCCAGGGGCGATGCGCTCACGGAAACCGCCGAGGTCGAGGGACAGAGAATCAAATACATAAGCGTAACCGCGAATTGCGAGGGCGCCGCTGGGAGCCGACCGCAGTTCAACCGGGTGTGCGTAGTCGCGGCGCTCGGCGGAGGACGCCGGTTCTTGTTGGACGGGCAATGAAGCTGCCGCCGATCGTATGAGGGCACCTAAGACGACTCGCTGCGTCATATTTCGACCACAAAGAGCTACCCGCAGTGTCAGTGACGACTATCACATGGACGCGAACTCTTTGACTGACGGTAACAATCTGGCGTGAGCGCGGTCTCTCGATGTACCGAGGGTTAGCAACTAGGGTGGCTTGTCAACCAAAACGGGCAGGTCGAGCGCGGATGGCTACAGAAAGTTAAGCCTGACGAACAAGTGACGGATCCAACGCAGCGCAATCAATACCGGCGGACGGAGTTTCCGGCTTTGCGTCTGCGTCTGACTCTTTGGCAAGCTGACGGCGTGCAAACTTTCGCGGCCGTTGCTCCCTGGGCTTTCCTGGCACTGACGTTAATGACGATGTTGCTGTTAACGTATGGCATTCTCAAGCGTAAGAAGTCCGGTGAGACGTTCACCGTTATCGCCACCTTCATCCCACCAAGAATTGAGATCCGAGGTGGCAACTCGGCGCATTGCGCAGAAGAAGGCGGTCACGCTGAGACCGGGCTTGCGGCCAGCGACGTCACCCCGTCCGCACCTACCAACGCCAGACTCGACGGCAACAAGAAGTGATCTCCGTAGCCGGTCGTGTCCGGTGAGAGGTCTTCCAGGGCGCGGACCTCGTTGCGGGTCAACATGCCGTTGTTGAGCGCGACGCGGTACGCCTCGTACCGGTCCTTCACCGACGCGCGGGCCATCGCGTCCAGGCCGAACTTGACGAACGCGTTCGGCTGGCCGAGGTCTGCGGCGAGCAGCTCGGAGAGCGCTTCCTCGATCCGCTCGACCCACGGCCGGACGCTGTGCTTGGCGAACGCGAGGTCCTGTTCGGCCAGGCCGGAACCCCACGAGGTGGAGCCGGACGCGTCGGCGATCAGGTGCGGTGGGACGCCGAACAATCGCGCGATCTCGGGGACCTGAAAGGCCCTGGTCTCAAGGAATTGCGCCTCGTCCGGGGAGATGGAGATCTTGTTGAACGTGGCGCCCTCGGTCAACACCGCGAGACCGTGCCGGTTGCCGCGTCCACCGTGGATGGTGCGCCACGTCGCCCGTGCGGCCTTGAGTCCGGCGGCGGTCATGGTGCCGGGAACCGACACCACCGCGCCCGGAAGCGCCCCACCGCCGAAAAACTCGTAGCCGTAGTCCTGCGCGTTGAGGGCCAGGCCCACGGTCACGGCAGCGGCCCGGATCGGGGACACCCCGGTCAGCGACCCCGCCAACGGCAGGCCGCGCAGGTGCAGCACGTCTCGGGAACCCAGCACCCCCAACACCTGTGGGATGCCGTCCTCGTCGGTGGTCGACAGCTCGTAGACGATCACCCGTCGACCGGCCACCCGGGCGTAGCGGGGGTGGACCAGGTGCGTGGGGATGACGTCGAGCGCCACCACCCGCCCGGCGCGGTCGCGGCTCACGAGGATGTAGGCGTTGCCGGTCAACAGAAGGGAGGTCATGACCATGCCGAGGAAAGCGATCCGCCCCATGTCCGGGTTGGGCTTGCGCACCCACGCCGGTGGAGCGGCGATCTCCCTGCGGCGGGTCCCGACGCGGAGGAACGCGTCCAGGGGCAACGTGGCGATGGTGTCGGACAGCAGACGCACGCAGGCGTAGACCGCGCTGACCGCGAGGGCGTCCTCCGGGGTGAGGACCGGCTCCGGGTCGGCGTCGGTGCCGAACACCTCAGCCGCGCTGGTGGCCTCCCGCATCGGAGGAGGAGCAGCGGGTGCGGTGCGGCGTTCGGCCGCTCGGGACAACAGGCCCGTCACCGGCCACCGCCTGCCCGCGCTCGGTCCGTGGCGATGAGCCACGCGGCGCCCATGGCGAACAGTCCGCCCACACCCCATCCCGCGGACGGCGCCAGCAGCGCGGCCCCGGTGGTGACCGCCCCGGCCCCGCCAGCTGCGAGCAGCTCCGGTGCGGCGGTCACAGCCCTGGTTCGCCAAGTGCGCAGTCGCGCGGGGATTCCGTTGTCAGGCAAGGGCCTCCAGTCACCACGATTCGTCTTCCTCGTCGCCCCACGGGTCCGCGTTCACCAGGAACCCGTCCGAGGACGAGAGAACGTCCTCGCGCCAGAGCCGGGCGCGGTGCAGCGCCATCACGGCCGCCACCGCCAAGTCGATGTGTCGGCGGCTGGTGGGGGATTCCTTGGTGATCCGCTCGCCGCGCCCGTCGGCCTTGATCACGCAGTTGCCCAGGTGCCGGGCGAGCGCCGTGTCCGCGGGGGTGGCGTTGCCGTTGTGGGAGATCAGACCGTCCACGATCGCGGCGTACGCCTGCTGCGTCGCAGGCACCATGCGGGCAACGCTGTTGGGGAACTCCACCATCGGGAGGCCCTCATCGGTGAGGGTCTGGAGTTGCACGGAGAACCACGCGGGGTCGCACGCGACCTCACGCACGTGGTAGGTGCGGCAGACTTCTCGGATGCGGTCCATGACGGCGTGAACCGGCGTGCGCCAATGGGTATCGCCGTCGGGGGCCTCCCAGTGGGCGAGCACTTCCACGTGCAGGTCGGCCAGGCGCACGCCGAGGATCGCGGTGGAGTCGTTGCGCCACGCGGCATCCACGGCCACCACGATGTCGTCCCCGGGCCGGAACCTGCGCTCGGGGCGGGCGAGCGCGTCCCACGCGCCGTAGGGCAACCACGAGGTGCCGCCGCGCACGAACGCGTTCAACCGGTACATGCGGAACGCGGCCTCGGGGGTGCGCTTGCACGCGTCGGCGAAGTCGCCGTGTCGCATCAGCTCCCACGAGGGGTTGCAGCGCTGCCACACGGCCGGGTCGGTGTGATCCACCTGTTCGCCCGGCTGGACCCCGTACCACGCCAGGTACAGCGACGGGTCGTCGGTCTCGCCGGACATCACGCGGTGGCCGTGCTCGACCAGCCGCGCGAACGGCCCGTCCGGCAGCGGACCGGCCGTGCTGATCACCAGGAACAGCGGCTCGTTGCGTTGCGCCGACCCGAGGGTGAGCGCGTCGAACAGGTCACTGGACTTGGCCTGCGCGTACTCGTCCACGATCACGCACGACGGGTTGAGTCCCTGTTGGACTCCCGCGTCGGCGGACACCGCGATGAACCGGCCGCCGGTGGTGTGGCAGATGATCTGATCACGTTGGACGGTGCAGATGTCCGCCAGCAGCGGCGACGCGCGAACCATGCGCGCGGCCTCGCGGAACAGCAACTTCGCTTGCTCCCGAGTGTTCGCGGCACACACCACTTCCGGTGCGGCGTCTCGGGTGTCGGCGCACAGGTGATACAGGCCGATCGCGGCCGAGATCTGCGTCTTGCCGTTCTTCCGTGCCACACCGAGGATCACGGTCCGGTGCTTTCGGCGCCCGTCGGGCAGCAGCACGTACGCGGCGAGCAGGAACGACAGCTGCCAGGCGAGAAGCCGGAACGGACGGCCGAGGTAGGAACCGCCGAGGGTCAAGTGTCCGATGAACCGGGCGACCCGGTGTCCCTCGGTTGCGGGCGCGCGAGTACGCGAGCCGATCACCTCCCCGCGATAGTGCTTGCGGGGTAAGGGATCTGGCTAGATCACCCCGATATGACCGAGTTCGTCGATAACGGTCTCCACGGCGTTGGTCGCCTTCACCCACACCGACGTGGCCCCGGTCGGCAGGGCCACGGCCCCGGCGCCGACCAGCAGTCGGGCGGTGCGGGTGGACGGGTTCCACTCGGCCGCGTGCCACGTCGAGCCCGGCGCGGGCTCGGCGCGCGGGGTGAACCCGAACGACACGGTGAGGTCATCCAATGGAACCGCGGTTGTGGTGCGCACCACGAGGAACACGCACTCGCCTGCGGATTGGTACAGGTTCACCAGGGCACCACCTCGAATCGCCAGCCGGTCATCAGTCGTCCCCAGGTCAGGTTCAGGTCCTCGGCGCCCACGGTGTCCGCCAGGACCAGCGCGTTGTCCGCGCGCGCCCGGTTGTCCCGGGCCAGCGTCGGCGCGGTCGCCAACGTCACCGGCCCGTAGTGCCCGTCCGGCCCCCACCGGTTGCCGGTCAGCACGTAGTCGCCGGACACCGCGCCGGACACGAGCGTGTAGCCGCCGCCGTTGAGCCAGCAGCCCGTCACACGGACATCGCTGTTGCCGCCGTTGGCGTCCTCGAAGAACAGGGCCGCGTTGAGCACGTCCGCGCCCTCCACCAGGACCCACGGCCCCATGTCCACCGCGCACCGCCGGATCGTCAGACCGCGCACGCCGCGCACCTGCACACCATCGGCGTGTGCTCCCGCGATCGGACGCGGGTCCCGCAAGCACGAGTCGGTGACCGTGATGTTCGCGCACTGGCCGGTGTCGCTGGTGACGTGCAGCAGGTCCGTGCCGGACTCGTGCAGGTCGACCCGCGAGAGCACCGCGCCGGAGACCCCCGAGAGCGACAGGCCCCCGGCTACCCGGGTGCGCTCCACGGTGAGCCCGTCGCCACGCAGCACCACGCCGGTCTCGAACACGCAGTCCCGGAACACCAGCCCGGCCGCGCTCGACTCGTAGGCACCCTGCCCCAGAGCGGGGAAGCGCACCCCGGTGTAGACCCCGGGCGGCAGCGTCGTGGGACCGGTGTAGTCGGTCAGCACCGTCCCGGCCTGCGGCCCGGTGGTCGCGGGCGTCGGGTAGCCGGGCGGGATCGGCGACGTACCGCCGCCGGTCTCCGGCTGCCACACCACGTCCACCCCGAACCACGTGCCGGTCGAGTTGGTCGGATGGTTGGGCGCCACATCCGAGTAGTCATAGGTCGCGGTCGACGCGGTCAACTGCCCCACGGTCCGCGGGGACGCCAGCGCCCCGGCCGTGAACGCGTAGTCGGCCCCGGCCGTGCGACGCGGCAGCCAGACAGCGGCGGTGACCTCGGCCCCGGCCTCCACCGGCACCGGGTCGGCGAACGTGATCGTGACGAACGCCCCCGGCGTCGGCCCGGTCACCGTGGTCCGCGCCAGCAGCACACCGGCCGCCGAGTACAGCGACGCGTACACCGGAGACGCCGAACCGTCCCACCCGACCGGGCAGAACCACAGCACCCCGGCAGCCCGACCCGCGACAGCGGCGGTAAGCCTCGTCCCGAGACTGATCCCGCCCCGGTCGTTGCTCGCCACCGACACAGGCCCGGCAGGCGCGAACACGCTCACCTCAGCACCCCACGCCACCCTCGCCCCACCTAACTACTCGTCGTCAAGGAACTCGCTCAAGGACTGCTTACGCACCGCAGACGCGGCCAAGCCCAACCGCAACCGGGCCTCCAGATTCAGACCGAGGGTCGCCTCGATCGCCCGGAGCTCCCGCTCCGTCGACTCGACGTAGCGCAGCGCCCAGTGCGCCACCGGCTGCCCCTGCGACCCCTCCACCGACAACCCGTCCCGGTCGATCTCGGCAACCAACGCGGCCCGGCGCTCGTGCAGATCGCAGTACCTGGTGATCACCCACCGATCCGTCACCGGGTGATAGGCGCCGTCCCCGGCCGCCCAGACCTCACGCCACACCTCACGGCCGACACGCCCTAGCCCGGCCGGGACACGAGGAGCACGCCCCGTGTGCACAGTGGGGGCACCTGCCACCGCAGCCGGTTCACGTGCGTTTCCAGAGGGGATACCACTAATGCGGGACATGCGATACCTACACTCGGTAGATGTGAAGAACTGGCCACTATGCCATATGGGTGATTAAACCGGCACTTAGGGCGGCCCGATTGCCCCGATCTCACAACCGGCGAGGCCAACCGCAAGAAGGTTGGTCCGTACGGGTCGGCCATCGGCTGGCACTTGGGTACTTAATCGTTCTCGGAATCGATTCCGAGAACTTGCCAATGTTCAGTAGGAGTCAGAACGGCTATCCGACCGGTCTAATTGACGACATGCTCCTGCTCGTCCTGGAAGGCGTCACACGGTGCGCCACTCTTGCAATGGCCACCTACCAGATCACGATGGTCGTCATCACGAGACTCGTGCTGTGCCGCACTCAGAAGTCTGATCGTGTAAAGATTAATCTACGTCGGGGTGAGATCGAGATTGTGCCGACTGTTCAGTACGTATGCGTGAAGATCACTTGCGCAGAAAGGGGCTGCGACTGCACCCTGCCTAACGAGAATACCGACGACGTGCCCCTGACGCGTCCTGTGAAGCTGCTGCAACCCCCGACGTTTGCTGGTCGAGATTAGAGTTCAGCTCGCTAACCCGTTCCAAGTAGGTCAACAGGCGGCATTTCCCGCTTGTTGCACCACTGAACTATGAAACTGGGTCGCCTACTTTTCGGTTAAGCGCTCAAGCCGCCTCCATGCCGAGTAGGTCACGGAACGTTCCTCAATCTGATACGTGGGCCACTCCGCACGACCGCGTGCTACCGCCTCTCGGAACCGGCGCCGGTCGTGTGCCGCCCCGGACCGCGCGTGAGCCATCCGGGCGTAGTCGTCCCGGACAATGTACTCGCGCCCGTCCGCCAGCACGGCGACGACGCGGTACTCGGTGCGGACCTCGGCGGGTTCCGGGATCGGGGCGGGGTCCTCGACAGGCTCGGCGGTCGGGATCTCGGCAGCCGGGGATGCGGGCTCGGTCTTGCGGGTGCGCGGGGGCAACAACGCTCCGATCAGGTTGTGGTGTGCACGACAACTCCCAGCGCGAACGCTGGAACCCGGTCCGGACGGGGAGCACTCCGCGGGAGAGGAGGACCACGGGCTCAACCCGCCCGGACCGGGCAGCTTCGGGGTGCCCTACAGGGCGTTTACAGGGTCTTTCGGCTCCCGTTCGAAGGGCGGCAGCAGAAGGGGGCGGCGGTATCACCGCACGTCAGCGGCTACATACGCGCGAGTCGATCAAGGAAAAACGGCGCCGCACTCAGGAGGTGTACAGAAAGAGACCGGGGTGCTCCTGCGGGTCTACCCGGCCGAACTTTCCGACCGCCCTCCCTGGTACCACCTGGTGCACGATCGGGTGCATTCCCTCTCGATCACTCCACCCGCAAGCGCGCCACGGATAGGGTCGTGCGCGGTTGCGCCGGACAGCCAGGGACAGAGGCATCCCCGGCCGCAGATGCGGATTCGTTGAAGCCCTGCATAGGGTTTTTGCTTTCTCTCCGCGCGGTCGGACACGCCTCGACGTCCCAAGCGCAAGCATCCGGCACCCACCCCTCAACAGCCCGACGCGAGGACGCGCACCGCGTTCTCCTCGGCCGTCTTCACCGCGTGGCAGGGCCGACACAGCGCCCGCACGTTGTCGGGCACGTCCAGGCCCCCGTCACGCAGCGGCACGACGTGGTCGACGTCCAC